GATGAGTAAAATAAATTTTGAGGAAGACCAAACAAAAATGTTGGGTAAGACTGAAAATATTCAGTCATTAGCTGACCAAGTAGAAAAACTAGATCAACTATTAAAACAAATAGAACTAGATGAAGAACTATTAAAACAGAAGAAAAAAAATTCAGAACATTTATCTGGAGAAATAATTCCTACCATGATGGCAGAGATGGGTTTATCTCATCTTAAACTTATGGATGGATCTTCGGTAGATGTTAAACCAAATTATAGTGCAAGCATAACTATTGCTAATAGAGACGCTGCATTTCAATGGCTTCGAGACAATAACCTAGGTGATATAATCAAAAATGAGATATCCGTATCATTTGGGCGTAACGAAGATATCAAGGCGGCTGATTATGCCTCCCTTGCATCTGAGCGTGGGTATCAACCGACACAAAAGTTGAAGGTTGAACCCATGACTCTAAAAGCGCTAGTTCGGGAGCGATTAGAAAACGGCAAAGAAATGCCTACTGAACTTTTCAACGTATTTGTTGGAAATAAAACAACAATCAAAAGGAAACAATAAACATGAACAATATAGTAAAAAAAGAAGAAGCAGGCGCATTAGCAGCAAATATGTTTGAAGCTGATGCTGATCAAGGCTCACAGAATATGACGCAAGAAGATCTTGCATTACCATTTCTGAAAGTGTTAGGACAATTATCTCCTGAAGTTAATAAAGTACATGCTAAACACGTTGAGGGTGCAGAGCCCGGTATGATTTTAAATACTGTCACAAACGAAGTTTTTGATGGGGCTAAAGGACTAAATGTATTGCCAGTATACTATGAAAGAAAATTAGTAGAATGGCAGGATAGAGGTGAAAGCAAAGGCGCACCTGTTGCAATCCATAATGCTGAGAGCGATATCATGAGTCAAACAACTCGTGACAAATCTTTTAAAGATAGATTATCTAATGGTAATTATATCGAGAACACTGCAAATCATTTTGTAATTGTTTTAGGAGATTCCCCACAATCAGCTTTGATTTCTATGAAAGCTACTCAATTAAAAATTAGTAGAAAATGGAACTCAGTGATGATGGGTATTAAGCTTCAAGGTAAAAACGGATTATTTACTCCGCCAACTTACAGCCACATTTATAATTTAAAAACCGTTCAGATGTCAAATGACAAAGGAACATGGTTTGGTTGGGATGTGTCTAAAGTAGGACCTATCGAAGATAAAGCAGTTTACGATATCGCTAAATCTTTTGCTGAAAAAGTAGGCAAAGGTAACGTTGAAGTGAAACACGGAACTGAAGAATCTAATACTAAAGCACCATTCTAATTCCTAGGAACTAGGCGAGATCGGGAGACTGCGCTCGCCTAGAAAATATTATGGTTGATAGATTTAAAAAGATATTCAAAGGTTTAGAACGTGCACATGGTTGTACTAAAGTTACAGCACCGGTAGAGAATGGTGTTAAACTAAAAGGACAATCGTTTGTTGTGCGTAGACCTGTAACAGATTCGTTATGGGAAGATCATTTAAATGGTACACAAAGTTTAGGTATCATTCCAATTAACGAAGAGAACCAGTGTGTGTGGGGATGTGTAGACATAGATTCGTACGCAGGCTTTGATCACAAAAAATTAATAGATAGGATTAAACAGTTTAAACTACCCTTGCTTGTGTGTAGGTCCAAGAGTGGTGGGGCTCATGTATTTTTATTTACAGAGCATCCCGTAACCGCAGAAAGCATGAGAGATAAGTTAACAGAAATAAAAACACTACTAGGCTACGGTGGATCAGAAGTTTTTCCAAAACAAATACAATTGAAATCATCTGATGATACAGGAAATTTTTTAAACTTACCTTATTTTAATGGTAATAAGTCTACAAGATATGCTTTTAATGGTGATGGAGAAGCAGCAACTGTTGAAGAGTTTTTTGAATTATATGATTATGTAAAACAAACAGACATTACAAAAATTAAAATAGAAAGACCTAAGTCTGAGTATGATGATGCACCACCATGCATAGAACTAATGGCATTAAATAAAATACCAGAAGGTGGTCGTAACAATTCTATGTTTCATTTTGGTGTGTACGCTAAACAGAAATGGCCTGCAGAATGGAAGAGTAAGATGACTATGTTTAATATCGAGGCATCAACTACACCATTGAGTGAGTCTGAAGTAGATATAATTAAACGACAACACGAGAAAAAAGAATGGGGTTACAAATGTAATGACGTACCTATGTGTAACTTGTGTGATAAAAAATTATGTAGAACTAGAAAATATGGAATAGGTGAAGAGATTGTATTCCCATTACTATCTGACTTACAAAAAGTTAAGTTAGAAAAACCGTACTACTATTTAAACGTAGATGGTGAACGATTACACCTGGAGAATGTAAAATTTTTAAAACAACAAAGTTTATTTCAAGAAGCGTGTATGGAACAGTTGGACTTTAAACCACCAACAGTTAAGCCTAAAGACTGGGACATGATTATAAATCCATTGATGAAGAACCACGAACCTGTGGAACCACCTGAGGGTGTGACTACACAAGATCAATTACAAAATCACTTAGAAGAGTATTGTCTAAACAGACAAGTATCAACAGATAAAAACGATCTTAAAAAAGGTGGTGTGTGGACTAATGAAGGCTACCATAATTTTGTGTTTGATAGATTCTACAATCAATTTTTAATTAGGAAAAGATGGGACATCAACTACCAACGTACAGCACAGATGTTAAAAGAAGCATGCAGTTGTGAAGACAAACGTATTGGTAAAGAAAGAATATCTGTATTTCAAGTTAAACAGTTTGATAAAAAAACTGATGAGTACAATCAAAAAGAATTAAAACCGAAAGATGTATTTTAATGAACCAACTAAATTTTTTTATTAAACCTGTTAAGAAAAAAATTATTGAAAATGTTAAATACGGAGAACTTAAAGTAGAAAGTTTTATGCCAAGTGTGGTTCCTGATAAATATATTTTATACCCTACTGGTGGTTATCATTATTTTTCTAATGTAGCATATGCATTTAAAAAATATAAAGAACCTATTTGGCCTTACTTAACTGTACAATCTGGAAATAGAATTAAGTATCTTTCTATTATACCTAATGTACAATTTGGAGGATATCCAACTGCTAGTTTAGAATTAGTAAAAACTGGACATAATCAACCACATGTAATGCATAAAATAGTGGCTGAAGCTTATTTACCAAATGAAGATCTTACAAAGGAACATGTTTGTCATGTAAATGATGAAAAATGTAATTATCTTCCAGAAAATTTAAAATGGGAAACACCAAGTGATAATCACAAGGGAAGAAGACATAACAAAGCATCAACAAATGAAGAGTTTTATGATTTTTATAAAGCTCAAGAATGGGTAAAAGAATAATGAGAACAATTGTATTAGGACCACCTGGCACAGGTAAGACTACGTTTCTTTTAAAAAAAGTAGATCACTATTTAAAAAACACAGATCCAGATAAAGTAGGTTATTTTGCATTTACAAAGAAAGCAGCCAATGAAGCAAGGGACAGAGCTATTAGAGATTTTAATTTAACTGAAGATGATCTTCCATATTTTAGAACACTGCACTCATTAGCTTTTAGAAAATTAGGAATAAAAAAAGATCAAGTTATGCAAGCAAGACATTACAAAGATTTAGGAAATAAACTTGGTTTTCCCGTAACTTACGCAGATTACCAAGAAGATCAAGGTGGTATCTTTACCTCTGATAGTGAGTACCTAAGAATTATACAGCTAGCGCAACTTAGAAACATAACACCAGAACAACAATTTGATTTAGCTGAACACACACAGGACCTGGAAAGAGATCAATTAAGAATTATAGCTAATGAATTAATAAGATACAAAAAAGAATATAACTTAATAGATTTTAACGACATGATTTTAGATTTTGTAAAGTCAGATCTATCACCAAAATTTGATGTAGTATTTATTGATGAAGCACAGGATTTATCTTTGATGCAATGGGACATGACTAAATCTATATGGGATAAGACAGGTGATGCATTTATTGCAGGTGATGATGACCAAGCTATTTTTAGATGGGCTGGTGCAGATGTAGATTCTTTTATAAATTTAAAAGGTAACTACCATCCTTTGACACAGTCTTACCGTATACCAGCTAAAGTTCATAACTTAGCAATGAACATAATAAATAAAATTCACAACCGAATAGATAAAACTTGGCAACCAAAAACTAATCAAGGTAGTCTACAAAAACATTTTGATGTTGAGAGTATTGATATGAGAAAAGGAGACTGGTTAGTATTAAGTAGAACTAGACACATGCTTAATGATATTGAAGAGTCTTTGTACAGACAAGGTTTGTATTACAATAATAAATACAAAAGAAGTTATGAAAAAGATATTCAAGAATGTGCTGTTGAGTGGGAAAGTCTACGTAAAGGTGTTCCATTATCTTACAAACAAATAGAAAAAATATCTAAACAGTTAAGTGGTGAAAACTGGGACAAAAACAAAATAAAAGGTATGACTAAGGGTGGCTTCTATGATTTAGAAACACTACAAAGAGATTATGGATTAAAAACTAATGCTGTTTGGTATGAAGCATTTGACAATGCAGGTCAAACTAGAGTAAACTATTTACGTAAGATGAGAAAGAATGGAGAAAAGTTAAACGAGAAACCAAGAATAGAACTGTCTACAATACATGCAGCCAAAGGTGGTGAAGCAACTAACGTTGTGCTAATGACAGATCTTACCGAAAACACTATGAGAAGTTATGAAAGAAATCCAGACGATGAGAATAGATTGTTTTATGTAGGGGCAACTAGAACAAAAGAAAACTTACATATTGTTGAACCCAAAAAATATGAGAAAGGATATATACTATGACAAATAAAGATATGTTTGTGGGAACGTTTCCACAAGATAAACAAATTGGAGGATCTCATTACAAGAAATTTAAAATCCAACCTTATGAATTTATTTCAAAGAATGATCTTTCGTTTTTTCAAGGCAACGTTATTAAGTATGTTTGCAGATATAAAAACAAAGCAGGTATACAAGATTTAGAAAAAATTAAACATTACTGTGACCTAGAAATATTAAAACTAAAGGATAAAAAATAATGCAAATACCACTATTTAAACCTCAGACAGAATGGTTACCACCGGAAAATTTTCCAGACTTATCAAAGTATAACGAGATCGCAATTGACTTAGAGACTAAAGATCCAGACTTAATGAAGATGGGTTCCGGCTCAGTAGTAGGCAACGGAGATGTTGTAGGTATTGCATTAGCTGTAGAAGGTTGGCGTGGATATTATCCAATTGCTCACGAAGGTGGTGGCAACATGGACCGTAAAAAAGTATTAGAATGGTTTCAAGAAGTATTAAACTTACCTTCACCAAAAATCTTCCACAACGCCATGTATGACGTTGCTTGGATTAGACATCTAGGTTTAAATATTAACGGTAAAATAATCGATACAATGATTGCATCGGCTTTGGTTGATGAAAATCAAATGCGTTATGATTTAAACAGTTGTGCTAAAAGATATACCGGTAAAGGTAAAAATGAAAGTGATTTATATGCGGCAGCCAAAGATTGGGGTGTTGACGCGAAGGCAGAAATGTATAAACTACCTGCCATTTACGTAGGTGCATACGCAGAACAAGACGCATCCGTTACATTAGACCTTTGGAAAGAACTTAAAAAAGAAATAGATCACCAAGATATAAATTCTATTATGGATATGGAAACAGAATTGTTTCCTTGTTTAGTTGATATGAAATTTAAGGGAGTATGCGTAGACGTTGAAGGAGCTCATATCCTAAAGAAAGACTTAGCATCACAAGAAGATATATTGATCCGAGCAGTAAAAAAAGAAACAGGAATAGACACTCAGATATGGGCCGCAAGATCCATTGCTCAAGTCTTCGATAAATTAAATTTAGAATACGATAGAACTGAGAAATCACACGCACCATCCTTTACTAAAAATTTTCTGCAAAATCATCCTCACCCATTGGTAAATAAGATTGCTCAAGCTAGAGAGATTAATAAGGCTCATACTACGTTTATTGATACCATACTCAAACATTCACACAAGGGTAGAATACATGCAGACATCAATCAATTGCGTTCAGATAATGGCGGAACTGTGACGGGAAGGTTTTCATATTCTAACCCTAATTTACAGCAAATACCTGCAAGAAACAAAGATCTTGGACCACGGATCAGGGCTCTATTTGTACCTGAGAAGGACCACAGATGGGGTTGTTTTGACTATTCTCAACAAGAGCCTAGACTGGTAGTCCATTACTCAGCTTTACAAGGTTTGTATGGTGTAGGTGATGTATTAGATTCTTACAACAATGATCCAGATACAGACTTTCATACAATTGTAGCTGACATGGCTGAGATACCTAGAACTCAAGCTAAAACAATTAACTTAGGATTGTTTTATGGTATGGGTAAAAATAAATTACAGGCTGAACTTGGTATATCTAAAGATAAGTCTGATGCTTTGTTTAAACAATACCATGCTAAAGTTCCATTTGTAAAACAACTGATGGATAATGTTAGTCAACGTGCACAGAGTGTTGGTAAAGTTAGAACGTTACTAGGACGACTTTGCAGGTTCCATTTGTGGGAGCCTAATCAATTTGGAATACATAAGTCCTTGCCGCATGACGCAGCGCTCTTGGAACACGGACCAGGGATCAAGCGTGCGTTTACGTACAAAGCATTAAACAAACTGATACAAGGATCAGCAGCTGACATGACAAAAAAAGCTATGATAGATTTGTATAAGGAAGGCATTATACCCCATATACAAGTACATGATGAACTTGATATATCTGTTGAGAGCCCAGAACATGCTCAAAAAATAAAAGATATAATGGAGTCTGCTGTTAGTTTAGAAGTACCAAACAAAGTAGACTACGAATCAGGTCCTAATTGGGGCTCAATTAAAGGTTAATTTATGGCTT